CGCTTCGGTATCCGAGCAAATCCTGCGCCCGGTTTCCTTATTGCGGAAGCACCACTTCTCTTTCCCTTCGACCATCTCTTTCTTGACTTCGGTATATGGCACGTTACCTCCCCCGTCTCTTCGTGAGCCCGATTACCTCCCCGCACGCGACGCACTTAGCGCATGTATTCCAGCCTTGCTTTCGCATATGGCAACGGCAAACCATCTTGTACATAGCCGATGCGCACTTGGGGCAGGGCGTTGCTATAATCTGTAATCCCGCGACCCGCCTGGCCGTGGTAATCATCATGCCTTCTTCCAATGTCGCCTGACTTGGCCTGTCGCCCGATTATCCCTAAAAAAACAGAGTTGAATCTTCTTTCCCGGCCCATGATCATTCGCGACAAGTCGGATACGCATTGAATGAACCAAACCGCAGTCACAACATCTGAGATCGAATGCTCTTGTTACCGGTTGTATCCATTCCCCAGGCATGACTATAATATGTTCCTTCATGCGCCCACGTTCACTTGGGCCTTCATGGTCATCTCTTCCTTGAGCGCCGCCATCTCCTGTTTGGCTTGGGCGGCGTCCTTCGCCTCTTGCTCGGCGCGCAATTCAGATTCCTTCTCCTGATCGACACCCGGTATCTGCCCCGCGACGTGTTCCTTACTGATGATATTTGCCGCTACCGCCGGGATGAGCACGTTCTGGATATGGTCCCAATGTTCCTGCGTCACTTGCGGGATGTCTACCTTGATGCGCGTCGGATCAAGTTGTGCTTGGGGCGACTTCTGCGCGGCATACGTTGCGTTCCACATCTGCATGGCCTTGGTCAAGAGTTCCTCGTAGACGCCGATCCATGTTTGGCGCTCCCGCGTAGTCGATGCCATGATAAGTTCGCGGATGTTCTCGCCGGTTGACCTGTTCTTGAGAAGATCGAGAAGCCCAAGATAATGGATGGGGATACCTGTCGCCCCGCTTATCATCTTCACGCAGAGTTCGATCTCGGCTATGAGGTTATCGACACCCGTGATGGGCGCGGATACTAGATTGAACACGGATGATGTAACCAGCGCCTTGCCGATCTTCCAATTCGTTCGCTCGATATATGCCTCAACCGCCGCCCCTTCCTGAGCGCTCGTCACCGTGAACAATGGCGTCGGGGAAGCGAATAGGTGGTCTATCTCCCTGAGATCTCGAAGTGCCCTATCAAGGCGGTCTATCTGCGTCAGACAGGCTGCAATCTTCGGCTGCGCCTCGTTCGGCATATTGATGCGCCCACCAAACTTGGCATAGACGAACTGTGTCTCACCATAACTTCCTGCCGGAACCGTTGATGTAGCTTTCCACGAGAGCTTCTTATACCAGAGATAATCGTTCGGATCGGCCTCGACAACATATTTGCTGGATAGCCATGATCTGAAACGTGCCGAGATCATCCCCGGCCAATCGCGGTAAGGTTCCTCATCCAGCCATATCTTGATGGCTATCTTGCCTTCGATCTCGGCTTCCTTCGCCATCTCCTGATCCAACTCGCCATCAAGGTCATTGAAGGACATAAAGTCCTCGGCAAACTGGAGTTCACGTTCAGCCTCGGCCCGAGTTTCTGTCGTATGCGATATGCGAATCCCTTCACCTAGGATGAATGCACCCCGCAGGTCGATGATACTCCGCGTCTGGAGCGCCCCCCATTCGGCGCGCCCGCAATACTTCTCGCTTATGGCATAGACCGCATCTTCATAGATCTGATAGTCATTCCCGACATAGGCACGGGATACTTCCTGGAGCGTCAAGATATCCTTGACTAGAAGTTCCTGGACTTCCTTGTTATGGATTGATTCTTTCTCGAGTTGTCCGGCAAGTTCAACGGTTTTATCCCGGAGTTCACGGACTTCGGCCTGAAGGATTTTGCTTTTGTTAAATATGCTCATTCCTTTTTACTCCGGGTAGACACTTCTCTTGATGCCGCCGATATACACGGCCCCAGCCGCCCGCATGTGCGTCATGATGGCGTAACGTATGGCGTCCATAGCGTGATCATCGAACTTGACGGGTTCAGGTATGGTATTGCCGTGCTTGTCCTCTCGCCAGTTGTATCTTCCGGCCTCCTTGATAATGTTCATCGAGCCCTGAATGATATGAATCTTCTGAGACTTGAGGTAGCCAATGCCCGCCCTCACGCTATCCGGCCCTTTGTCGCAGGCACGAATATTGAATCCGAATTCCCCTATTTCATCGATGCTTTTGGGCTCGGCGGCGTCGGCGTAGATCTGTTCATACTTGCCGATCCCGAGACCCCGCATCTCTGAGGCGATAGCCTGATTGGTCAGTCCGGCCTGATAGATAGCCTCCTCAAGCCAAAACTCATCGGCACGTCTGTAGACCTTGATAAGCGCCGAGGAATTAACTGAATAGCCGAAGTCAAGCCCATAAAATAACTCATCGAAGTGTATAGGCGCCGCCTGGATGTCCCAGTCGTAGATCCTGCCCTTGGGCGAGGCCCACATCCCGAAGAGATAGATCTTCCTGAGCGCCTCATCCGTCAGGAGCGACAGTTGCCGCCTATAGTCTTCCCGCATCGAGGCAATCGGGTTATCCTCGATGGTCGATACGTGGACAAAGGCTTCCGGGTCGATGTTGTCGAAGAACCGCGTCTTGAGCCAGGGGGCCAGGAGCTGATCCGGGTTAAACGAAAGGATGATCTGCTTATACGTTGCGCCAGGCTCGCGAAGAACCAGATCGGTCTCGACGAACTCACTTGCCGTGAACTCTGTCGCCTCCTCGATCCACATGCCCGTCAGTCCCTTAATGGACTTGATCTTCTCTGGTTCATCCAAGCCGTCGAAGAGGAGTTCGTTCGGTCGCCCGTTCGGGGCGTTGAATCGAATGACATGATCCGACTTGTTGTATTCGAAGGCTATGCTGTTCGCCCGAAGTAGGACCTGGAAGACCTTGATGACGGATACGCCGCAAGTCTTGCGAACCTTGCGGAGGACAAGGAATCGATGGTTGCCTTCATTCAGGCATCGATAGAATATCTTCCGTGCGGCAAACTCGCTCTTGCCCGATCCGCGTCCCCCGCAGAGGACAAGATAACGGTGCTTATCTTCGAGAAGCGGGAAGAATGACGCAGATAGGACGATCTCGCTCATTTAGCGCCATCGCCGTTCCCACCGCCATCCCCGTCCTTCGTGTGTATGACCTTGATGAGTAGAGCTTGGGCTTGGCCGTCGGCGTCGGGGGTGTTGCCGATTTGCCAACTAGCGGGGAAAGTCTTAGCAAGCCAGTTGTAAAAGACGGCCCGATTTCGGGGACTTGTCCGGATCCACATGATGAGACCCTTGAGTCCACCTATGTCGGGGGAGTTATAGGCAGTGAGGCAGTCCTCGTAGAAGGATTCAGAGAGTTTAGACTTCGCCCCCCTCGGCCTGCCGCCGATTGGAGCGTGTCCTTTTTTGAATGGCATGGTTTTTCTCAGTATCATCTATCGATACAATGCCGACCGAAACATTCATGTCGGCCCGATGAAGACGTTGGAGCGCATCCATTACGTCATCTTTCGGCAGGAAACGAAGGCGTATCTCGCCCTCCTTATCGCCGCTTATGAGGCTCTTAACGCTGATGCTTTTAATTAATGCAGGGAAGGCGGTTTTCATGGTTTTGTATGGAGCCGGGGTCCGGATTTGCACCGCGTGGTTTATCGTGTCTACATACTCTAAGTTTGGTAATTAGCCAACTCGGACCTTCTGCGTTGTTCCTCATCACCCGTTCGATATTGAGTTTGCGCAGTTATTGTGGTCGTAGAGAACGGAACCCACTTTTCTGGTATAAGACCGTAATGCGCCTTTAACGCACCCAGCATGCTTTATTGTGGGCGGCATTATCTCGGGACGTTCACCCTTCGCATGGCCGCCCGTCGTGATTGAAACATTAGTGGTAATAAATGTCTACACTTAGCAATAAGTGTATGCGCTTATACACCATGTTATGAGCCATTAATGAGCCATTCATGGCGTAATGCGGTAAATAAGGTTTCTTTAATAAGCGATTTCGCTATTAAAGAATATCGGGTTTCGCTTTAATAGCCGCCAAGACTGCCTTGATTATGGCGGCGACCACAGCGAAGAGGGTATAGACAATGACCACTGGGATGATCAGGAGAAGCAGGGCGACACATATGATGCCGACGATGGCGGCCCCAATGATCTGACCGATGCGCTTCATGACTTCTTAATCCCGGCACTTCTGTCTTTGTCGATATAA